CACAGCGCCCTTCACAAGCCCGCCCCCCCCCCCCGGCCGCCGCTACCGTCACCGCGCCCGTTATCGGGTTTGTCAGTATGGCCTGCGCCGCAAGCAGCGGATTAAGAACGGCCAGTTTTGCCGCCTGCTTTTCCATAGCTTGCGTAACCTTGTCCATTCCTGCGGCTACCTTTTCCATAAAAAACGACATGGCTATAAGCATCGCTCCGAACACCGTAAACGCCGCTACGAATCCGACGCTCATCAGTCCGTGCAGCTTTTCCATGCTGCCCGTAAATTGCGTCAGCTGTTCGTTGATCATCTGCATAGCAAGGGCCATGGCAAGCATAGCGGCCGCAAGCAGCACAAAAAGCACTATTCCGCCAATATTTGCCGTTATCCCGGCCAGACTTTCGATAAAAAGCGGCATAAATTCCAACAGCGCCGTCATGCCCATTGTCATCGAAGTTAAGCCTAAACCTATGCCGCTTAAACCCGTTCCTGCCGCCGCAAGGCCTTCGCCCAGCAACGACAATGCCAGCAGTATCCCGGTTAGCGCTATCAGTCCGGGCAAATACTGCAATATTCCCGACGTATTTACGGCCATCTGCAAAACCGATACGCCGAGCTGCGGCAATAACGGAATCAACGCGCTTACGCCTCCGGCCGCTGCGGCAATCCCGTCGCCCAAAGTCTGAAAGCCCGTAAATAATTCTGCAACGCTGTCTATAAGGCCGCTTATGCCTCCGGCCGCCGCTGCAACGCCGTTGCCAAAATCCAACGCGCCCGCGCCCATGGACGCAAAGCCCTTGCCAATTGAAGCTGAAGACGAGGCTATTTTTGAAGTCATATCCCCGACATCAGAGCCTATGTCCGGCATTCCGACTTCCACATTGGTCACTATCGCGGTATTGCCCCCCGCAAGCTTATCGGAACTTTTGGCAAAGTTTGTCACAGACGAATTAGCCGTCCTTACTGATTTTTGAAAATTTTCAAAAACCTCCTGCAACAAAACTATTTTGGAAATAAAACCGCTGAAATCGGCCGCCTTAGAAGCTTCTTCAAGCCGTTTAAACGAATCGATTGCTTCGCTTAAATCCAATTTGCTCAGATCCACGTTAATGTTTTTGACCGAATTTCTTATCTCGGTCTCAACCTTTTTTGTCGTTTTCGTAATATTTTGCGTCTGGTCAATATATATATCGCCCATCTCTTTACTCCTTCCGCTTTTCTGCTTCCTTCAATCTTTCAATATCCTTCAATCCCGCGTCAAGACTTTGCTTTTCGGCGTACAACTTTTTAATCAGCTCATTAGGATTTTTTGTTTTCCTGCCGCCGTTAGTATAGTACGCAGCGTAATACCCCGTCAGTATCGCGTTTACCGCGCCGTCTTTCCGGCTGTTGTACGACGCAAGATATGAATTGTATTCCCAAAGCTCCAAATCCCAAATTTCAAACGGCTTCAACCCGGCGGCTGCGCCGTTTTTTACAATCGTCAGCCAATCGAAGCCATATCCGCCTTCAGCTGCTGACTTTTTTGAAGCTTTTTTTTAATTTTATCCTGTACCTCCTGCTCCGAAAGCCCAGGATACTGAAGCGCGTAAAAATATTTTTCCAGACATTCCATCAAATCGCCTATGCCCAGGTAATTCTCGCATAAAACGTAAAAGTTTTCTTCGGACAAATCGGTATTCGCTTTGCGCGCTCCAATATAAAGCAGCTTGAGCTGATCTTCCACATTCATTCCGGATATGGAATTTACCACCTCGAAAAACGATTTGCCGAATACCCGCTCTATATCGCGTATAGTGCCGAGCGTAGTTTTAATCTCATAATCCTTGTCTAATCTGATATACATTTTTTCCTCCGATTTTTGTTTTAAGACCTTTCCGGTCATGCCCGTATCAGTCCCCCAATAAGCCTTGTTTTACAGGGTACAAGGCCTTAAACCCCGCCGTAAATTTACGGCGTCTCAGGCTTTCCGGGATAAATCAATTCATCCGTTCCGGAAATACTGATAGAAACGTTGCCCTTATCCTCGGCTGACAGATCTATGCTCAGCGATTCTATCAAACCCGTGCCGCTGAATTTTGTCGAGCTGTCAAGATAGAACTCGCAGACAACCTCATTCCCGTTGTGCATAGCCTCAAAAAGAGCCTTATGCCCTTTTTCTGCATCGGAAAATTCTATTGCGCCTTCAGCGCTTGCCGTCCAGCCGCGCAAGCCGGCCAATTTCCCTTTCGTCCTTTTACCAAGTTCCGACACTTCTATAAGCTCCACGGTATCTTCCACGCTCCAGTTGCTTATATAGGCAATCTCAGCCGCGGTGTCGGCGCCGATTTTTACTTTTCCTGTTAATCCGGTATACATGATTTAAATTTCTCCTTTTAATTAATTACCTTGATTGTCTTGAATCTGACTGCAAGCTGCATAAACGTATCCCCTGCTTCGGGCTCTACGTCCTCGTACCCGCCCAAAGGTATGAATCCTGCTTTTTTAAGAGACGTGATAATAAGATCGGTCTTTTCTTCCAAAGCGCGGTAATTTGTTCCCCGTACCGCTATTTTAAAAGTTTCCGAACTGATGGTTTTTCCGTCCATATATGAAACGGATTTTTCCTCTCCGGTAAAAATAACCTTGCCGCAAGGCTCCGGAGCATCAGGATAAGCTCCTTCGCCGACGGTAATGCCCATATCTCCAAGCGCTGTCTGAATGCTTTGTAATATGCTCATTTGCCTGTTCCTCTGTACTTTTTAATGTAATTTGCTATGGATTTATTCAACGCGTCACCGTTCTTTACCGGCAATAAAACGTAATTGACGTTTTCGGATTTTTCAAATAAATAATCCCGGCTCTCTTTTAATCTGAGTATTTGCCGCTCCAAATTCGGTATTGTACCGTCGCATTCCGGTTTTAAATCCGAAAAATCTATAAGCGCTTTTGCTGCCGTCACATCTTTTGCCCGCGCCGAAGCCAAAGCGGTTTCCACCTTTGCTTCAAGCAATTCGCTTTCAAGCGTTTGTATTCGCGCGCGGCTGTACTCTAATTCCTGCGACTTATCTTTCAGCGCCAGTCTTGTCTCTTTAAGACAAAGGTTTACGCAATCGAATCGATGCTTGGGAATCATAAGACAGTCGTTATGTTTGGTGTTGGCCGACGCATCAACGCTTGCGGACTGCTTGTCCGTGACTTCGTTTTTTTCCATAACATTTACCTCCTTCGGTTGGTTTCGCGGTGCCGTCCGCGTCAGAAGCATCCCGATATGTTGTCGTACATATCCACGAATTGTCAAAATGTTCTTTTTTCTGACAAAATCAGTATAGCACGACTTTTTAGTTTTGCGGTGCCGCACCGCATCGTTTCGGTGCCGCACTTTTTATACTCATCACCATTAAATATCCAAATCCAATTTCATCAACTCGCTTTTTATTGCGCATATTACCGCGTCGCTTAAAATTTCATCCTTCCATTCAAAATATGTACGACGTTCTATAAATAAATCATAACAAGCTTCTTTCCATGATTTTCTGCCGATAATATATTTTTTTATAAATATACTCTTTTCAGCGTTAGACTCGTAAAATCCAATCACCTTATCGATGACCTTAAACATTTTGGTATCATACTCGCTATTCAAACAATTCTGATCGGACGCAGTACGTTTGGGTGAATTTATAAAATACTGCTCGACAATAGCTTTTTGTCTTCTCGTGATCAACATATTTAAAATCTCTTTTGCTTATTTATTTACTAAAATTATACTATACTTTTATATCAATAAAGTGCTGCATTTTGCGACAAAAAATAGCCCGCCTAAAAAAGCGCGCTATTTTTTAATTCAATTTTGAATTTTTAAGCGAAAAAATGTAAGATAAGTCTATTAAACGTTAAACAATATTAATCTTATATAAGCTTTATATTGTCTTGCTTTATACGATTTATTTCTTAAATGATCACTCAGATTTTACAATTAAAAATAATAAATATGAATCTCAACAGGTTGTTTTTAACGACTGTAGCCAATTTTGCAGCCAAAAAAGCGAAAACAATAGTTTGCAGGATATGAAAAAACCTTGAAAAAAGCAAAAAACGCCGTAAAAACGGCGTTTTTTTGTCTTTATAGGACGAAAATACTGCCCTCTGAATTTATACTTTATTTTACATTTTCCCAACAGTAACTATCAAAACTAAAAATAGAACGAGTTGCGCTATTTTTTAATTCATCAACACTCCTGCCCAATTTTCCATAAACACATTCTGTTTTATCAAAACTCATTTGAGGATTCTCCTCTATTAAAACATACCAACCACTATAAATATTATGCGCTATTATTTCATTCTCTGTTCTTTCATTCCATAATTGAAATAAAGTTTTACCCGGAAGCTGTACTGCTTTATCAAATTTTTTTGTAACAATTTCTCCGTCTTTATTATATGTAATTCCAATTATCCACTCATCTTCTTTTTCTACATTGGTTATAGATAAAAGATCTGTATATGTTTTGACTCCGGATTTTCCAAAACAACAACAGTTGCACCTTTCGTCATCAACAATAATTTCGCTGTCAAGTCGATAGTCACAATACGAACAATCTATATCTTGTACACTATCAGAATAAAGTGGACACGCGACATAGGCTTGTCCAGACCCACCAATAGGCTCACATACTTTCAACAACATTTCTCTTGCTATAGGAATTTGCTCGTGATATATCCATTTCTTTTTCGTAATATCTGTTTGCAAAATGTATTCCATTTCTGATTCTGTAATACCATCTTTCGCCCACGACAAATCGATTTCGGCTATATTATATCCTTCGCTTTTTAGTCTATCTCTCTCCTTTTCGTCTGCACTTGACTTAATGCGAATTAGAAGCGCAACACAACTACCCTCTTTACAATGTAAAATTATGGATTTTGGAATACGTGATTTCCCTTTATAACAATACTCACTTTCTTGAAACTCCTCGATCCAAGATTCTCTGATAACTATTCCTTTACCCGCTGTAGGCAAAATAATATTTGGTAACTTTATTTTTCTATCCAACTCGAATTTTGATTTTATCAACCCAAATAATTCGCCGCTAGTCCTATACAATATTAACTCGTTATCCTGATTCAACTCATCTGGTCTAGGAAAATCAAATGGATTGTTCTTTGAAATACGAATGGGTTTTGAGCCCTTCACTACTTGTTGAGTCACCGTTGTTTCTCCCAAAGCAATATTTTCTGCTTCATGTGGAATTGGTATTGAGGTATTTACGGGTTCCGCGCTAGTTTTAGGCAAACCTCTTCTATATACCCATTCGCCCAGTGAACCGCCAGATGAAGGCTTGTCGCTTTTCGCCCAACTAAGCATTCGTTCCAAACTTATAGCTGCTTCTTCCTTACTAACTGCACGCATCCATTCAAAATCTCGGTCAATTCCGTTTTGCTTCAATATTGAAGGATCTCTTAAAAATTCTTCAATGCTACCACACAAAAATATAATTTTCTTCGCAGTAATAGGATTTAATAATATATTTTCAAGTTTTGTAATCCATCTTAAATTTTCAGTACGATTGTTTCTCCGATTCGTATCAATATGATCGACAACATACTGAGGCGAAGGCGCCGCTCCGTGAAATGCCGTCGCAACTATTCTATGTACACGTTCTCCTGCAATTTCAGCATACCCTGTTTTAGCATTATATTTCCCAAAAGTCCAAATATTATCTGTCGGACGAGGCTTGCTTCCGATACGAGGGTGACGCAAAATGGCTCCGTTATCGCGCACAGAATAAATTTCCCCTTTGTATGTACATTCGATTTCGCTTTCAAAATCATTTATCATTTGAAATATTACTCCTTTTTTAGGCTAACAGTTGATAAGTTTCCAAACACGAATTTTCTATATTTAATCGCGCTAAAAGCTCGCTTAACTTTAATACCGTAGAATACATATAGCGGACAGCTTTAATCACTTTTCTAAAATTCTCATCGCTATATGCCAATGCCAGAAGCTCGACTGTTCTTTTATATGATAAAACGTCAGCTCCTTTCATACTGATACCGACATCAAGTATTTCCAACAAAGATATTAAATCTATTATCTCATCCGTAAACTCTAAATCAACTCTTTTTAATAAAAAGTCACCAATCGTCTTTTGTTTATAAGCTATCGCATTGGTATAAATCTCTACTTTATCATCTTGATATGCGGTAAGTCCGATATTATTAAACAACGTATAGCCCACCATCATTCCTTTGCCTTTTTGGGTATAGGCATTTAATATATCTTTACCGTTAGTTATTTTATTCCCAACCCTATACATACCTTTTGAAACCGTACATACTACGCTCTCATCTTCAAGACGATTAAATATTTTAAGCAATGTTTTATAAGGAATATCCGAAAACACGCTATTTCTGACTATCGAAATATCTATTAAAGAATTAGCGTTCTTGTCGCAATATTCTCTTATTTGCTTTGTATAGTTCACTATTTTTGCTCCTCACCATAAGCATTATAGCATATTTTTTGCATTATGAAAAGTCGACACTCTCTGTTTTATCAGAAAATGTCGACTTTTTTTCTTGGAGCTACTGGCCGGACTTGAACCGGCGACCTGCTGATTACGAATCAATCCTTGATTCTAAAAAAACGCCAAAAATGGGCTTTTTTCGCGAAAAAACCTCGTTTTCTAGTATATTAAAATTTCCGTCCCTAGTTCGTCCCTACTTTGGTAAAAATATTTTCATACTTATTTCGGTGTTTCTGCGCCGCCACTTTTGCCATGTTTAAAAGAACTTGACATTTTTCTTTTATTCGTGTAGTATACTAATAGTGAATGTGTGACGGAAACTCTAGAAGTCCGCCAACAAGAAAAAGCGTCTTGAGTTTTTCAAGGCGTTTTTTCTTTGTAAAAAATCATAAAAACTTTAACAAAAGGCTTGACATTATGCGCACAAATGCGTATAATAATAGTGTAATGAGGTTGTACGAATGAAACGCAAAGATTTGATAAAACTATTAGAGGCGAACGGTTGGTATTTCTCACGCGAAGGTAGCAACCACACAATATACACGAACGGCGAGAAATACGAAGCCGTGCCGCGACACAATGAAGTCAAAGAGAATTTGGCAAAAGCGATTATACGTCGCAATAAATTAAAATAACGGAGGTAATTAACATGAAACACGTATATCCAATCATAATCACGCCGCCTGAACAAGGCGAAAAGGACTATCTTGTGTATGTTCCCGATTTTGATATAAACACCGAGGGAACGTCGCTTGACGACGCGCTTTTTATGGCGCGTGACGCAATCGGACTTGTCGGCATTTGCATGGAAGACGACGGAAAACAAATACCCGAGCCCGCCGCCCTTAAACCCGAATGCGAAGACGGTCAACTTGTCGCATTGATAGATATTGACTTTGCGGCGTATAGAGAAAAGAACGAAAACCGTTGTATACGTAAAAATTGCACAATTCCCGCATGGCTTGACAAAAAGGCGACCGCGCAAGGCATCAATTTTTCGGCTGTACTGCAAAAAGCGTTAATAGACTTAGTAAATTCATAAATGTTTGTTTGAAGTTGAAAGCCTAGCTATTTTGTATCGCTCTTAAACTGAAAAAAGGCTTGCAAAACGCAAGCCCGATTGACAAACCATTTGCCACACTAACAAAAAAAAGCCTACGGAATTACTCCGTAGGTCTTTTTATTTTACGCTACAAAACTTAACAAATTCTCACGAATTGAATTATCTAAAGCCGCTTCGTTAAAATAACCGGCAACCTTGTTTTTCCCTATATCTCCCAATTTATAACCGGCAAGGAGCATTAAAAGATATTTATGCAACGACGACAGCGGCAATCCGTCAACATACGTTTCTACTTTTTTCTTACGGCTGCCGTTAATAGTATTTCCGTTGCTGTCCGTATCGGCTGTAAGCGAAGATATGTGCGCTAAATATATAAAAATCCTATCGTCGTTAATCATATTACATATCGTTTGCTTCCTGTCCAGCTCTGCCCCGAACGCTTTATTCATTGCTAACGCATAATAGTAATCATACATTTTTACCGCTGCTTTTTCCTTTTCGTCATCTGTAAGCTGTCTATATGCGAAACCTTGCGTTAGTTTTGCAACGCGTTTGTCGTAATCGATTGAATTCAATATCTCATCCAAAACATCAAGGCCTTTTACCGCCGATTTTTGAGTCTGACTTATTAAAACCGAAACAGCTTCGCTTTGCGCGGATTTATCCTGCTGAGATAAGTCCGAATTTTCTATTTCCCTACGCTTAGCGTACATATCGCTGACTTCGCCGGCAATATCGTTTAAATATCTGTACTTAAAAGCCGCGTTTCTGTCGCCGTCGTTTTTGGCATAAGTAATCTCGTCAAGTTTGTCGTAAAACTCGCCGGAATACCTGTTAGACACAGCCGTATTGACGGTAAAATTACTCGCAATCAAGCCCCTTTCGCTTTTAGCGGTTGTCATAGGTAAAACGATGTCTCCGATAACGCCCGAATACTGATCGATAATATAATGAATCTTCTTGGGCGAATAATTTAAAGCCTTTCCCAAAGCTTTAGCTATTTCGCTTGTGCTTTCGTCATAACGATTTTCCGGCGATAAATTCTGAAGTCCCCGGCCTTCGATAACTCCGCCGTACCAAGTAGTATTTGTCGCGGCGTCCGTCAAAGGAGAAAATATTGTCCTTGTAAAATTATCAACCGGTGAAACCGCGCTTGCAGCCGATTCCAGGTATCCGTCCCAAGCGTTAGCGTTTCCTTTTGCGCTTTCCTTTCCTCTGAGATACAGCGAACCCAATACGGATAAAACCCTGCCCTTAGGCAGTTTAAGAAATTGCCCGTCGCCGATATTGAATAAATAATAATTTTCCTTATCGCGTAAAGAAACCGCTTTGTAATCCTCATCGTCGCCGTTTAAAAGATCGTTAAGCGCCGTAAGTCCTATACCTAAAAGCAGGCTTCTGACAATAAGCTGAATCCATTGAGAAACGTTCTTTTTGCCGAATACAGTGCGCACAAGCTTGCTCCAGCCCTGAATCGATGGATTAAAAAACGGCATAACGGTCCTGTTAAGCATTTTAGCCGTTTTACCGCCGCGTCCGAAATTGGTGGTCACGTCGGCACTGTCCAACAGCGACTGCTCGACGCTAAGTCCTTTTTGCCGCGACAGCATATACTCCGCAAGCCTCGGAGCCTGCTCGATAAACATATTGGCATATTCCAGCTTATTAAGCGCACGCTCAGCCAAACTCTTTAAACCGGTCCCGCCGCGCTTTATGCCCGTATTATAATCAAACAAACCGCTGGACAAGCCCCCGGCAGCAAGATATTCGTTCCACATTTCCCCTTTAGTCGCAATCTGCTTATAAGCCTTAGCCAAAGACGGCAGAAACCTGCGGATACCGTGCTTTGTATAAAATAACGAGTCCTGAAGATCTCGAAAAAAGTTGCGAACCAAAAAAAACGGATTAGCCGACGTAACAAGTTTTTTGAACATCGTATTGCCTTTAGCCACAACCTCGATCAACTTATCGCGGTAAACGGTATTGGGCGCGAAATCCTCAAAGCCTGCAAAAACTTCCGGCGTAACGTCAAGCGTAATTCTGTTTCCGTCCTTATAAAACGAAATCTGATTATTCATATCCCGCATAGTTGAATAATCAACGTCAAGCGTGTTATAAAGCTCGGCTTTAACGGGCGCGGTCAAGCGCAGTTTTTCAGTAACTTTATTTACGCGCTCAACACCGGCCACGCGCATATCGGAATAATTCTGTCTGCTCTCAAGCGCGTCGTAAAGACTGTTTTTTAATTGATTGATTCGTCCGGCTCTTACTACCTCCATTGTCTGACGCGCCATAATAACGTCTATGGGCATAATATCCAGAGTAGAACCCTTTGCCGTCTTAAGCGTACTTTTTACCGCAAGATTGTATTTTCCGCTTAATCCGCCGATACCGGAGCTACCGCCTTCACGGAAAGTAGGCACGTAATGCGGATACAGTTTACGGCAGGCCGCCGCAGCTTCTGCGGTAATCAATCCCGTATCAACCCTGTACTGCAGCAGATTATCGTTGTATTTCCACACCTTAGCGGCAAGCGTCTTAAATTCCGGATATTTGATCTCTCTTTGAACGGCAAGCTGCAAAGCCTCGGCCGCGGTTAAATCTCCCAAAACCGTTTTATCAACTTTGATTCTATCCGCATGATGCTTAAGCAACAAATAGGTATAAAATTCTTTAACGTATTCCTCACCCTTTTTGTACACCGGCGAAAATATTTTTTTAAGTCCGTCGCCGACGCGTTTACCGGAAATATCCGCTTGATTTTCGTCCAGCATACTGTTAGCAGCGTTATATGCGGCGCGGACATAATTAGTCTTTGCGTCTATATCCTCAATGCCCAATTTTTTTCCGGCTTTGACAATACCCGTCTGCGCGTCCGAAAAATTTATCTGAAAATTTGTCCAGGCGTCCTTTGCAATTTCGCCATAAGACAGTTTATCGGTCTTAACCTTTGTCAGGACCTCGCTGTATTTCCCCAGTTTTTGGGTTACAGACATTCCGTTGCCATAAGTTGTTATTTCGTTTTTTAACGAATTTCTTTCATCTCCGCCTTTTTCACGTAAACTGTTGACTTTTTCATTTTCTTGGCGTATATTATTAGTAGAAGCACCTTTGTCTGATACGGAGCTATTGCCTTTGGCAATTCCAGCCGTATGTGCAGCAGAGGTGTTTTCTATTTTGGTTATATCGTAGAACAGATCGCCACGGTCTATCAGCTTTATAGATATTATACCCTCGTATATATTCTCTCCGTCAAAGGTGAACCACGTCTTATAGTAGTCCCAGCCGCGTGTTGCGTCCGGATGTCTGCCGTCGTCGGCCTCGTGCCTTATGTATTCTCCGACTTTCAATAGATTGTCCAGCTCGGTGCCAGCACGCATTTTTTGTGTTTTGTTATCGGTTCCTTGCCGACGGTTTGCGGGGAAAGTATACTCGTTTACACTGTTACGATTTACAAAAGCGCTGCTGGTTCCAACCGGGAATATTTTTCCTTGAAACTTATCAAGCATATAACGACGCACTGTTTTGGGGTAATCTTTCGCCTCAACCCCGTCAAATATATTCTGGTCGGTATCTATTACCACTATTCTTTTTCCGTCGTCTGTTTGGGCTATACTAAACCTTTCTTCGCCTGCGTTTTTCTCCTTTATAATACTTTTTTCAATATTTTTTGATTTTTCTGTTGACTTTTCAGCTTTTTCACGTATACTAGTAGTAGTGAGGTTTCTGCCGCTCGTTTTGGACGTTCTTGCAGAGGCAGTTGCATTTGCTGACGGTGTACGACCCTCACTATTTTCAATTATCCAAGCACTCTTAAGCATAAGGGTGCTTTTTTTAGTCGACGTAATCGTAAGCGCGACGTTTTTGCCGTCTAATTCCTTGATGAATTTTAACGCCGTACCATTTTCGTCGTTTGCCAAAGTAACATCATCGGGCGCGATGACGGTTTCAATAATATTTTCTATGTTCGCATAGGTAACAGCTCTTTGATTGCGAGGCGTTTCCGTTCTCTGCGTTCCGTGAGAATCGAAAATATGGGAAATAAAGTTGCTTGCCAATACAAAATCGTAGTTTTTTATATCGATGTCGGTTTTTTTCTTTACCAAATCTGCCGTCGTATCGCTTATCAAGCCGATATGCAACCGCTTAATAGGCGGCAACCGTTTTGCCGTCTTGATGAATTTCACTATATCGCCGTAGTTACGCGAAATGGCATCTCCCTCGCGGCTCTCAATATGGCGTTTCCGCGTTTCGTCGTATTCTCCGAGTTGCTGTAACGCCTCTTGCAATGCGTAACGGGTTTCAACAGCCAAAGCATTTTCTGCGGCTGTTTTGCGCGACGTTTCCTTTGCTTTAAAAGCGTTATCCATTGCAGTAATGCTTACGCCTCCGGTAGGATTATCCAGAGCTTTGGCAAGCTGTCTTTCCGCTTTTTTATAAAAGGCAATATTGCTCCTGTCCCCGCCTTTAAAGACGAGGATTTTTATTTTATCCCTTACCCAGTCCAAAATCCGCTGTACGATATTCCTGTCGCGGTTTATAAGCCGCCGCAAAACAGCCTCGTCGGTGAGCATTTCCTTTGCGGCAAAATCCGCCACTATTTCCGTCTGCACTATGTACTGCAGGGTTTCAAGCGCAACGCCGTCATGCGCCGCCGAATAGTTTTGAATATATCTATCAATGTTATATTTATTTTTCAGAGCTTCGCTGGAATTGATTTCCTTTAACACCGTATTGGCAAAACGCTCGTATTGCCTGCTGCCCTCCAGGGTATGCACAAGCTCGTGCGAAGCGACATAGGAGCGCACGTCTCCGGCATCGGCTTTACCCGACAAATAAGTTATACCGCTTTCACGGTCGTAAAAACCGTTAACGCCGTCGCTTAAACCGTCCGTGATAACATACCGTCCGTTGCCGTCGGATAACAGCGTAACGTCCTTAACCGCTTGCGCTATATCCGGACGGATAGCGTTGGCGGTAGGCTTGTATTTTAGTTTATCTTTATCGATATTAGCGATATTTTCGCTGTATGCCTGAGCGTTGTATCCTTGCGACACGATACTGTTTTCAGATGCCGACTTTATACCGCCGTCGGCATTGAAATAATTTTCAAGTCCGTTGCGGGAAATAAATTCGCTTCTTTGCGCCGAATCCATTTTACGCAGATTGTCGGATAGCTTTTCATGCAAAGCGGTATTATCCAGAACCTTTCCGCCCTTTACGGCGGCCTGTGCGTTTTGTCCTTCGACGCGCTTAAATTCCGAAGCGTTTTCAATAGCGTTGAGATTATTAAAACCTTTTGCCTGTATAGCTCTGCCCGCTCTGTCCGCGCTGCCCAATACCGATCCGACCGTTCCGCCGACTAAAAAAGTATGCGGAAGCTGCTCGGGCAGATCGCCGTACTGCCGCTTTACCTCCTCCCAGCTGTTGACGCCCGTTATTCCTCTTAACGCCGGATCGATTATATCGCTGGCGACTTCCTCCAAGCCCTCGCCGACAAAGTTAGCGGCCAATTTTCCCGCCGTGCTTTTTGCGATTTGTTTTCCAAACATTTTGCCGGTGGCTTTGCCTAAAAGCTTGCCCGTGCCGCCGCTCATCTTTTCTACCAAACCTTCCACAAGTCCGCTTCCCGTGCCGTACAGCCATTCATTGCCGCTCAGTCCCTCATTCTGTTTAGCTGCGTCCGACACGCTCTGTCCCGCCGCGCTCGTCATAAACATACCGGTAGACAGCGCAGGGCCGATACCGGGTATTGCCGCTGCGCCTATACTCGGCAGCATACCGCCTACGCCGCTTGCCACGTCGCCCACAAACTGCATTACGCCGTCAGGATTATACCATTCATTAGCATGATCGTAGTTAATCCAATCGTTGCGCATCTGCTCGTCCGCCCACTCATCCTGCCCGAACAATTCGGCTACGCCGCCTACAACATAATCGCTGATTCCTTCCAAAGAACGCACCAAACCTAAGCCCAACTGCTCAATAGCATATCCCAAGCCGCCCCAGAAACCGCCTTTATTGGTTTCCTCCTCTGTCTTTTCGGCAACATTCTGCGTAATATTCTGATTTACGTCGTAAGCAGGCGTATAAGACTCAAATTCCGGCGTATTTTGAATGTAATCGCTTTCCGCGTTAATTTCCTCGTCGCGCGTCTTTAAACTCTTATCTCGGGCATATTTACGCTCCGCAAGCTTACGGTGATAATTTTCGACAGGATTCGACTTGTTTTTATTGAGATTATATATCATTATATTATCCTCACAATTGATTTATTAAAAAATTATGTTATAATAAGTAAAAAACTACATAAAAGGAAGGAAACTAATATGGAAAAGAAAATGAGATTTATTAACTTTTTATTTCTTGTTATGCTAATTGCTCTGTGCGGTTTACTTGGCGCTTGTTCAGATACGCCGCCCGATACACCAGATGATATCACCCAGGATGATACAGCAGATATCAATACCGATAATTTCAACGCGCAGCAAGAACAAACTTTAATTGAAATAGACACAAGATTAAACGACGTAAAATTACTTATTTCAACAAACGGAATGACAATGCCGACCTCAACGCTCAAAAATCTTAATTCTGCTAAAGAAAATGCTCATTTATTGATTTACGATAAAGCTAAGACAAAAGATGATTTAACTAATATATTACAATGGGCAAGTTTATCGTTTTTACAAGAATATTATAATTGCGCTTTAAAACATTACGCAATTTTATACAACAATCTTATACAACTAAAAGATGATTTTGAAGCAGAGCGACAAGCTATTGATAATAAAATTAGCGAGAACTATAGCAATTACATTATTGAACAACGTTATTTAGCCGAAGAATTGGCTAGACAGGGATTAGATATAAATTCCGGGTACGGCGCTCAAAGAAAAAAAGAATTATATCAAAGTTATCAAAAGAAAAACAGCGAATTAGTAAAACAGAGCAATAAACTTGAAAGTAATTATCAAAACTATCTTAAAGACGTAAAAGCAACCGACGATCAAATTACTAAAACTGAAGAAAAACTTAAACAATGCAAACGCGACTTAGCAAAATATCAGGAAATCATAGATAAAATGTAATTTATAGCGATAAAAAGCATTGCCGCTTAATGCCGGCAACGAAAATTAAACTTTCGCCTCGTGCCAGCCGCCACGCGCATAAACATATAGTTTGCCGTTTTTTCGTTTCCACGCAAATCCACCCACGTTTTTAGTTTCACCTTCCGAGAGAGAATTAAATATTTGTTGGGTATAACTCGGATTGCCATTATCGTTATCAACGCTTTGCTCGCTCCAGTTTTTATCCACGTTATCGGAATCAATGGTCGCTTTATTTGTCGTTTTATAAAACCGTCCGTTGTAATAAACGTAATTATCGGCTTTTCCGGCGCCGTAATTCATGTTTATGACGGTGCCGTTATCTATTGCTCCTTCCTTTGCCTTTCCTATAATTTTATTGATATACTGGTCTTGTTGAGTCCCCTTTCCGGTTCCGTTGTATTTACCGAAGCTTTCTGCACCGGCTGTATCCAGAACAATACCCGCATAAGGATCAACTATACCGTATTTATTCTGAGTAGCGAAATCAGGAGCAGGATCCTTATACTCGTCGTTTTCAAAATTCAAACCGACTATTTTGGCAAGCTTTTCTTTCTGCTCTGCGTCAAGATATTGGTTTTCATTTATATTCTGCGCAATTTCTTTAAGCGAGTAAGTCTTATCCCCTGACAAATAATTTGTAATCATGTTGCCTATTTCGTTATAAGCAGCCGCTCTTTTTTCTTCTATTTCCTGAATATCAAGCTCGCTGTTAGCGTTTCTACGAGCGGATTCGGTCTCAAGAAGCTGGGACTGCGTATCGTTAAGCAACTCGCGCATATGTGAATTATATTCTCTCTGCGCATCCGCACGACTATTTGCATACTGAGTATTAATATCTGACGCCGCCGACGTAGTAAGTCCGATATTAGTGTCCCAACCGCTGCGCGCAAGCTGTTCCGTCAGATATTTCTTGGATAATTCGGTAGAAACATAAGCATCCCTGAGCTGCTCGTACATATTATCACGCGCCTGCTCCTGCGAAGTCATGTAATTTTTATTAAGAATTTCATAAACGTCAAAAGCGTCCCTGTCATTCTGGTACTTCTGCAACTCATATCCCTCCAGCCCGGAAGCGTCGTAATCGACCAAGCTACCGCCGTATTTATCGTTTAAGGGAGATAAATAATTTTCAAACAGCTCCGAATTATTATTTGTGCCGTTATTTGCAGACGACGTCGCGGAACCGCTGTTTCCTGTTGCAGAAATATCTTTAACCGCCGCGGCAGAATTATTGTTTTGAGTATTATCAGAATCGATAACGGAGTCAGCCGCAGTATTAACATTTTTGTTTTTAACGGTACCGTTACCCAACCAATCATTCATTGTGTACGGCTTATTGGCAACATTATTTGCCGCAATACCCTTGTCGCCGGAACCTGCCAATCCTAAAGCCTGCTGAGACACGCTTTTCAGTTCGTCAGCATCGGTTTTAACCTTTGTCATTCTGTTTGACGTCATTATAACACTCCTCCGATATAAAATTTATAATGTTGTGTTCTTTTGTTACGTCGGCTTTGAATTTATCAAGCTCATTAATCTGACGTATTGTTCTCGCACGCAGTTCATCAGTAACAAAAAAATATGTATTAACGCAATTCATGGCTCCCATAAGCAAAAATAAAGCAACCTGCAACAGTGTCCAAACGAATTCCGCCCATGAAAAATTAGCAATAAGATTAACCCCGTAACAACCGGCTAAAACAGACGTTGCCATTTTACTTATTAAGCCTGTACGGGCATTAGACTTACGATATTCCTTTCTGCCCTTTCCCATATTATAAGGATCGTCATCCATACCATCTCCGCTTGTCAGCGACGAAACAGTCAAAGGCGTTATGCGTTTTCTTAAAGCCTTACGGTAACAAATATAGCGCTTAAGCTCTTTCTTACGCTTTTCCTTATTTTTAAAATCAAATGCAACCTCTCGGGAATTTCCTTGTTCATCGAAATAATCCTCGTATTTCATACCCTCCCTGGACAAAATCTTTCGGCGGGATTTTTTCAAAGCCTCGATATTTTTCTTATCGCACCATTCGTCCAACAAATTTATATAATCGCAAATGCTGTCCACGGTTTCTCCGTGCAGTTTATTTGTAGCCACTACTTTTTCATTTTGGTCGCCTTTTAAAAAACCTTGTTCCCCGAACATTTGAGTTATAAACAGCGAAAATAAAAGAGCTAGCGCTCCGTCTCCTATAATCTCGAACGGAGTTTTTCCAGTTTCGTTAATTGCAATCAATCCTCTTGCTATGTATGCCAAACATGCAATCGCAATTATTATCGGGATTATATTATTTCTGAAAAAATCCTTAACTTTATTTTCGTCCATAACTATACTCTCCCGGTATATTTTGACATAACGCTTTCCATGCTTTTTGCGGTAGCGTCAGCTGTAATGCCGGCGTCAATTTCTTTCACGGTTCGAGCTATGACATTTTTAAATGCAATCACATTTACACCTTGTCCGATAAGAACGCATAAAAGGATATCGTTTAACTGAAGTAAAATGGGCTGCAGCAACGTCAGTATCACATACATAGACGCCACTACGGTAACTCCATTTCCGAGTACTTTACCTAACTTACCCGCCATTTGCAACCCGACAACCATACAGACAAGAACGCCTCCTATAGTCAGCGACCAGCCGGCTTGAGAAGTTGTTACAATATTCCTCCAATTTATGCCGACATACACTCCCATAGGCGCTAATTGCGACAAAAAAGATCCGGTGCGCAAAATCGCAAGTTTAATCGTTTTGTTCATCGTTAAGCACCTCCGCAATTTTTGCCGCCGTACCGTTTTTTACAGCCGCGTTATCTTGCCCCATAAGCAAAACAGCCGCGTCGCTTGCTTTTGATTTTATTTTTATAAGCCGATCTATGGCAATGCGCAGCTCTTCGTTCTCAGCTTTAATAGACATGAAATCCGCCTTAAACTCTTCAAAAATCTTGTTCGTCTTGCTGTAAATATCTGTGACTTTAATATCTTTATCCGTAAGCGTCCCTATAGCCGACTTTAATTTAGAAAATATAAAAGTCAATCCCGCGAATACGCTTATTATGCTTGTAACCAAAGGCAATACGACGCTGTTAATATCTTGTCCCAAAAAGCTTTCAAGCTCATTTTTAAATATTACGCAGCACACCGAGGCTCCGACCAAAAATACTACCGATAAAATTTTAATTGCCGTTTTCATTTACAACTTCCTCCGAAATATTAAATTCCTTCTTTGCCTGAGCCTTGCACTCTTCGGCGTATGTATTGTATGCCGTAAATTCTTCGGGCTTTGTGTCCCGCTGCCGGAGTATCGCCAATTCCTGTGAAACCGTATATTTCTTTCTTATCAACTGTTCGACATACGCCTCGTATTTCCACTGTAAGCTTTCTGGTGTGTTTCTTAACTCGTTTAGGTGTGCTTGATATTCAGTATCCGTGGGACTGGTGACTTCACCGTTGACGTATTGGGAATATCCTAATTTTAAATGCGCGATTTCGTCATAGAACAAATAAACCGGAGTATTAAACGCATCCTGCTCTTCCGTTGAATAGCCGACAATCACGTTATTGGATAATTCAAGATAATACCTATTCGGGTTAATTACATTTTCGCCTATAAGTTTCGACTTACCCGGCACTATCTTGTCTAACTCCTCTTTCGGAATATCTATTACTACACCGCCGGCAGTATTATCGGGTATTGTGGTATCGACCAGAACAATAATGTCGTTATTAGTCACAACGTAGGTTATCATTAAATACTCCTCCTCTAATCTATTCTGATATAATCCAGCCAAGCGTTTTGAGTTCCGGCGCTTACCCACTTGCCCATAAGATATAATGTTACCGCATTGTTTCCCGTATTGCGGTATATCCTGGTACAACACGATACCGAGCCGAACACCGAAGCGCCGCAAACCATTGTATATATCACCTGTCCCGTATCATTATTTGTACAAATAGCTATCTCTTTGCTGTTTGAAGCCGTCCACTCGCAAGACCCGCTCACAATAACGGTTTTACCGGCAGGGACGCTTACCGAACAGCCCGTATAAACCCATGCGTCAGCAGTAGAAGTTACGCTTTTTCTTACAGTCCCGCATTCCATATCGCCGACCATAGCCAAAGTGCCGTTTTTATGAGGAATTGTAACATATACGTCTCCCTCATAGTTATACTTTTGCAAAGGTTGCAAATACGTACCGTCTCCGGCATACATCAGCTTAATAGGCGTTTGATCAAATACTTTAAGCGCAGTTATCGACTGAACCGTGTTTAACGTTACAACTCCTGCAGTAGAAATATCGCCGGTTTCTCCCTTTTCGCCTTGTGGCCCTCTTACGCTTCCGTATTTCGTCACACTATAAGATGAGGCAGCTATAGCGGTTATTCTGCACATATCTCCGTTTGCATTAATTATCGTGTCTCCAACTAACGGATCGATATTTCCGCTTTGAACGGACGATTTCAAAATACTTGTATAACTAGTAGACGTAGAACCGAAAACTCCGCCGCCCTGTACTCTTCCTAAATTGATTGTAGACATATACACTCCTTTATTCAAAAGTTGCAATCAGTTCTCCACTTGTATTTATCGATAAACTTGGAGTTTTACCGTCCGAGCCGGCCGGCCCCGTATCACCTGTTGCACCCTTGTCGCCGGTTTCGCCTTTATCGCCGCGCGGAATTATAAAATTTAATACTGCTTCCGTCGCCGTGCCGCCGTTTGTAACCTGAGCAGTACTGCCTGCCGCCCCCGTATTTACCGTCCCGATAGTAATGCTTGCCGCCATACCGTCAGCGCCGTTTTCGCCCTTAATACCACGCGGAGCAATAAAAGTAACGGGCGCGGACGAATTATCGGTTTTTTGAATGGTCAAAGTGTACGATGTGCCGTCAGATACGTTTGTTCCCCCGTCAATAGTCACAGCGGAAATACCCACACCCTGCTCGCCCTTAGCTCCCTGCTCGCCTTTAGCGCCCGTCTCGCCTTTTATACCCTGTGAACCCGACATATCGGTAATGAAACCATAAGCCGCAGCGCCCTTAACATAGAGTTTTGCATTATCCGGATCGTTAACATTGCCGTTTTCAATAATGACAAAAGCACCCTCGGGCAATCCGTCAGTTGCAAATCCCGCATTCATTGCGCTAATCGAATTATAAGTTTTAGCAATACTGAAACCTTGTCCCTCAACGCCTTTTATGTTACCCTTCAAAACCCAAGTAAGCGTCTCGGAAACCGGCGCATATTGATATATATTGCCGTTTTCAATATTCAAATACAAATCAAGCTTCAACGGTATATAACCGGCCGATGAAAGCGCGGCCGCTATGGCCGAGTTATCATCGGCTGTACCCGTGTACCACATTGAACCTTTTACACGCCCCAAATTAACAGTTGTTGTCGCCATAATATTCTCCTTTTTAATAATTGATTTTAATCGACATGATTCCAAATTCGTCTATAAGATAATTTACGTTATTATCGGAAGCATCTGCTTTTACTAACAGCAAATCTCCTTGAGATAAAGCAAAACTGTATATATCGTCGCCTTTTTCTCCTTTTTCGCCCGTATCGCCTTTATAGCCGCGCTCACCGCGTAAATTTTCAAAAACAAAGTTTCCGTTGGGCCCGATACTAACTTTGGACGGATTTTCAACAGTAGCTTCATTGCCGGCATTTGCATAATCCGGCGCCAGCAATAATTTCTTAACCTCAGCATAAGTAATTCCGTACTCTCTTGCTACTTCTGTCAAATCTTCGTTTATTTCAGCTACTATGCGATTAATTTCTTTTACAATATTGGTTTTCCCCGATAGCGCGTCATCATTTTCCGATACGCCGGTTACATATTCCACCATTGCGCGTTTAACGTCAGCGGCAGTCTTTCCGGCTACAGAAGGATTGTCCGGTAATCCCAGCACGGAACTGTTGCGAAGTTTTCCTCTGGCTTCCTCACTGATTTTATTTACGCTCATTATCTTACGCCCCTCAACGGCTTGATTACCTTATACTCAAACATAACATTGTTAACTGCGCAATCGCTCTTTGTGTTCGATAAAAATGCAAATCTTACATAATTTGCATTCCTCAGTCTTACGCGTTTAACATTGTTTTGAGCAAATCTGTTTACCGTAAACGTTATGTTGCCAAAATTCAAGTCCCCAAATTCCGCAGCGTTTTCGCCGCTTCCTATATCTTCCAGCTTAAAAACGCCTCTTGTCGGCGCATCTACCGTATAGGCTCCGGTGCCTTTATCGGTTCCGACCGATGCCGCATAACTAAATTGAACTTCACTTTCGTAATTCGGCTCTAAACCGATGCCGATACCCGTTAAAGTTTTGAGTAAATAATTTGCGCCTAAATCAATATACGGACTTTCCCAAAATGCCTTTACTGCTCGAAATTGACTTAATATTGCTGCTTGCGAAGTAACGGGTTTGTTAAAAGTAATTGTGCTGTTTTCCGTATCGACGCTTATTACCGTAGCCGTATCCAATAAATCCCCCGGTTCAAATTTATCCAACGCACTTCTACTGACGGCGCTTACATAACCTCCTGTTCCATCCGCAACGCTCACTCCGACCGTATTAGCAGAAATAGAAACTTTTACAACGTCTGCAAAAATATTGTCGTTTTTCAATTTACATAACTTATTTTCCGCAGAAATATAACATAAAGAATTTTCAAATACAAAAAAAGCCTTCGCGCATATATCCCAGACAAACCATTCGTAATTGAACGTGTCGTCCATATCTTTATCCTCGGTATATCGATATCTGGCATCGGCAACATAAGTTTTGCTCCCGTCAGAAATGTATAATTTATTCTTATGGGAAAAACAACATGCTTCACTTAAATCCGCATTCATCAATTCAGGATTTATAGTGCCGCTTCGCTCCCGCATAAACCTGACATCTGAAGAAATATTTTGTTGCGTAACTATGCCAAACAAGCCCTCATCAGCTAAAAATACATAATCGTCGCTAAAGTTAAGCATACATCTGTCATTAACAGCGCCGTAACCGGTTGCTCCGGCTTTAGAAATAAAGCTTTCTGTCTCTATCACGTTTTCATCGTTCACCTTTTTGTTAACTAAAATAGGCGTTATATAATAAATACTTTTATCGCCGCTGTCGCTTATACTCTTACTGACGCCCAGCGTTCCGTCCGCTATTTTACACAAAGCCGTAACGGGACTTTCCGGGCTGCCGCACTTAATCACATTGCTTTCGGGGAAATAAGTATAATCATTTACCGCCGAATAAAACACATAATTTTCTTTTGCAAGAAACAATCTGTTTTCATTAGCCGCCGATCCGAAAATACAGTTAATATAAGCCTCTTCCAGTTTCCCGGCAAGCTCCATAGTCGCAGCGGTCACGCGCGCATATCCGTAAACGACGGCATTATCCTGAAATACACCGTCGTCGTCTCTCATATACGGCGAACGCAAGTAAGGCAAGGCAGCTGTGTTCATAAAAAGATAATATAAATTTTTATTAGGATTTCTGGCTATGATAGCGTCATAATCAGTATCGGGGATTATATCCGACCAATTAGCGTCATGAAACTTAAGCATCTGACCGCCATAATAATTAGCTCTATTGAAAGTTGCAGCATCGCTTATATAAACTTGCTTCGGTATAAGATCAACATTATTGGTAAGCACTTTTCGTGACACGCAGCTAACAGTTTTTCCATTGTCATTCACAATTTCTAGCGTTACGGTAAAGTGATCGCTTACCAGCTCTTCTCTAAAAGAGCTAATAAAGAAATCGCTTGTAAGTTCTATGCCGATTAGCTCTGCGGGTTCAAAAGGCGCGGAACCTATTTCATTGTAAAGTCCGTAATTTTTACTGTAATCGGTTGACGAGTTGTAATGTAATTTTTCCATGACCGGAGATACATATTCAACAATTTCTCCTATTCCAGGTATTCCAGGATTATAAATAATTTCTCTTACGTCCAATAAATTTATATCGTCCAGTCTTTCCCGCTTATTTTCCTCTCCAGGGCCTCCATTGATAGAAACAACCGGAGCATAAGCGCTTACGATTTCCGATAAGGAAATATCGTCGCCCTGCCTGTAAATGGTAAAAAGTCTGCCGTAATCAGACAAAAAATAAATTTCATTTTCTTTTTTTACAAATCTTCCGGTTAATCCTCCGCGTTTCAGCGAAGTCGTCTCCAATAGAGTTTCCGTTTCTCCGTCTTTGAAATAATATACCCGTATAGTATCAGGAACCGCAAAAGTAGCTATGAATAATCCGTCAAACGCCGAAATAACGTCAACTATATTTTCCGTTTCGTAAGGCGGACAAAAAAACTCCTCCCAACCGTTTCTTTTATGCAAAACTCCGTCAGTCAAAACTAAGTTTTTTATTTGCGCAGCGCGATACGGTTTAATGTTAACAGGCGAAGAAGAGTAATCAACGCCCTTAAATCCATCTATAAACTTGTTTTTTCGTTCCGTTTGAACGAATGAAGGTACATTTATTCGCATTATTTACTCCAATTAAAGTTATACAAATAAAACAGGCTGCACATATTCCTGCCGTCCGTTATCTTCACAAATAGCAAATAAATACTGCTCAAAATAACTCATTGCTGCCGACGCCGCGCCGGGTTCCTCATCCGCATAAAGTTCGCCTTTAATAAAATACGGTAAAATATGTCCGATTTCATCCGCAATATCAAGCTCGGCGCTATTCGGCGTATCATACGTTATATACGGAGCTTTCTTATAGTATGTAAGTCTATAACTGAGTTTTGGGTTTATAAAGCGTCTGAGTTTTATTTTGTTTGACTCAACAATAAAATTTATCGGCCGTTCTCCGCCGTTTTCATCTCGAATAAAAACTCTGTCGGCGCGACCGTAATCGGACAGTAACGACAAATCATACTCGCCAGACTCGTTAAGAGCCGTATTATTGAATAAAACATCTTTTTTACCCAGCTTGCCTTCGTTATACAAGCGCGTCATAGCACGGTTCAAGCTGCCGTTCATTGCGTAGAGATAGCTTCTGGCCGTATCGTCATTATAAAACGTATCAATATTAGTATTGTCGGCGCCCATATATCCGATAATACTCATTAAGTTTAACGCTTCGGCTTTGATATCTCCCAATTTCATAATTTACATTCTCCTTTGCCTTTCCGCCGAGTTGCACGGCACATACTCTCAAAGGCATAAACGGGAAACGGAAAACCGTTTCCACGCTTGACCGTTAAACTGCAGCTATAGCAGACGTTACTTTTATGATTGCGTCATTATCCAAGACGGTTGCCGTAAAAAGATTTTTCCAACCTACTGATGCGCGTTGATTAAGCGGATCGTCAGTTCCGGACGAACCGAAATCTTTGGTTATTATATCCGGCTTTCCGGCGCCGCTTTCCATATCCACAACACCATAACTATCGGCGCCGTAAATTATCGCGTCAGACGTATCGATTTTTGCGCTGGCTGCGCCGTGAGCGCCCGAGTCGGTCTTTAAAATTGTTTTGGCGTTGGTAGATTCCATAAATCTCACACCGTGAAGTTCTCCGACTTCCCCCTTAAGCAGTTTTTTTATTGAGCCGTATTTTGCGGCGTCGATCCACCCGGTTTCTCCCATAAGACTATAGGCTTGTGCGGGCGTTATTATCGCATGATAGTAGCCGTCCTCAAACCTGCGCGCATTTTTATTTTTAAGCTTAAGGACAACTTTCATAATATCTGCTTCTTTAAGAGTATCTGCAGCAGTGATAGTACCGGTTGCCTTATCGCCGGCAAAAACGACGTTTGTGGTCTTATACATAGCGTCCAATATTACGCTGTCTATAAGCAGCGCCGCCTGTTCTCCGCAAAGCAAAGAGCCCTCCGTAAGCGCCTTATCGATTCCCGTTTTAGCCAAAAGATCGGATATTACGACATAATCTCCATACTGCTTTGCTTCGGCCGTTATAGCGGTTACCGCCAGATTTTTTCCGTTAGGCGTAGTGCCTTCGGTAAGCGCCGACGTAGGAATAGCGAGCGAACTGAATTTACGGAAATTTACGGTCGTTCCGCTGTTCTTGGGTAAAATCGATTTCTGCGCGTCGTTATACGCGTGCAATGTGGGAAGCAAACGCTTCAAAAGAGCGCGCTCATAAAAAACTCTGTTTTCGGCTGTTAACGTGCCGATTGTATTTACTGTCTGTGCCATAATTTTAACTCCTTATTTAATTTAAATTTTTTCCTCGCCTCTTAATACCGCTTTTAGTTTACGTTCAAAATCCGCGTCGGACATTTCACCGTAACTAATCGAAGCGGTTTCCGAAGAAGACAGCGAGCCGGGCGAGGCCTTTGATTTCGCCATCTCCATTTGTAATTTTCTTTCCGCTTGTCTCTCAAATTCAGCGTTTAACGATATAAAGTCGCTATATATTTCACTCATAGACGAAACGCCGATTCTCCCACGTGCAAACAGCTGAAAACTACCGTCCCGTGCAAGTTTAGCAATATCTACGTCGGGATATTCTTTAAGGAATTTTATTCTATCGTCCTCAAACCACTTTTTCTTATTCTCCGCAGATATTTCCGCTGTCCTTAGTTTACTTTGCTGCTTGCGTTTCTCTTTAGCGTACCGATGATAATCACTGATAGGATCGCCGCCTGTTTTATCTATATCGCGCATCAAAATATACTCGTCAATATCGGCATCATCCTCAATGGTTTCACCTGTATAAGGGTTAACGCCGCCAACCGCATCCGTTAGCCCTTTTCTATACGCTTTTTCCTCAGCCGCCTTTCTTTCCCGCTCCAGGGCAATTTTTTTGTCGCGTTCCCGCCTCATGCGCGCCTGTTCAGAATCTTTACCAAATTCTTTTTTGTTTGTCTCGGAATTTACTTCTCCGGACTGCCCGGAATCTTTCTGAACTTGCTCGGCGTCACCAGAACCATTGTTTACAGCGTCTGCCGTATATTCGGCAAACTCCGCATCGCTAACATTTTCCGATGCGTCTACCTGCTTTTCTTCGTCGGGTTCAGCGTTTCCGACCTGCACCGATTCATTCTCCGTGCTTGTTTGCGCTGTCAATTTTTCCTCTTCCATTACACCTCCGTACCTGTACTTGCATTTTTACCCTCTTGCATGGGAATTTTCGCATTTTTACCCTGTTGCGTTGGGATATATTGTGTCGCTTTACCAGCGATAACACCTCGGTCTGCATTACGGCGATTTAATACTTCCGCCATAAGCTTAGCATCGCGCGTTACTTCTTTTCCCTTTTTATCCATGACCTTAAGCGCACTGTTTTGCGCTAATATTTTCGTTGCCGATTCTATCTTTATGGCATCGAGTTGCTTTTGCATTTCGTCAAACCTTGAAATAAGCAAGACTGCTTTTTGTACAGTTGACTGCTGCTCCCGCATATATTCAATAAGCTGCTGTATCTGTTTCTTAGTTTTTTCAAGCTCTATATTTTGCTGCTGAAATTGTGACTTTAACATTGCAGTTTCGCTCTGCTGCTTTTCCGCAATTTTTTGTTTAAGAGTAGATTTGAAGGGCATAGCCGTATCCGGATAAAGTTCGATATAAGTCGAAAAATCTATAAGTCCGGCAGACATAAGTCTTTCAAGAATATTAGCGCTTATTGCTTCGCTCCATTTACTTCCGGCTCCAGCCTCTACCTTTACCGAAAATTCAAAGTTCTGTATCTCCGCGCCATTAAAAATATCCTCATGCCACTCATCTTCTTCAAGATAACTATACGGTTTATTTTCATAGTACAGCTTATAAAACTGTTCGACTATCTTTCCTCCTCTTTCACACGTCCGCCAAAATGTTTCTTTAAGGTCGTCTATTGGTTTAAGCGCTTGCGCCTGAAGCTGCGCTATAGCTTCGCCTGATTGATTGGCTCCCATTACCTCGCCGGCAACCGTTTCGCTTGCTCCTGTTACAATTCTCGTCGTCTGAGCTAAGGTATCGGCTATTTTAAGCGCCGTATCCGATATAGGTTGTCCCTGCATCTGTTTTATGCCGTTACCAGCCACATTGCCAGGACTGTAATCAATCAAAACCTGTCCCGGAATGTTTGTTATTACCTGCCCGCGCAATGCCCCTTCAGACACGATATACTTTCCCCAAGCAGTATTTTGCGCCGCCAACGCATGCATACTTGACATCAAATTTATTATTTTCTGATTGGGAATTATACCCTCCACCTCGGAGAGTCCGTAAATACATTTTTCGCGTTTCTCATACCTATATGCTAATACCGGATAAAGCCTCGCTTTATATTCAAAAACCATAGCTTTTTCTGATTTGTCCGGACTGCTACTCTCCGCCTCGTCCAATCTATAGCTGTCATTTTCCAAACTCTCGATTGAAGGAGTCAACGCTCGCGGTTTATGCAGCATAATTGATTTAGTCGCGCGTTCATAATAAACTTCGCCGCCCTTGCGAAAATATCTTGTATAAACAGTTACCAAATCGCCGTCCGCCTGTTCCTTTTCGTCATAATCGTTATTATCACGATTATCCGGAATAATATCGTCTTTATTTACAGATTTGTCCGCCATAGACTTTACGGCATCAACGTCAATACGAGAGACAATGATGATCCATTTCTGCTTTTGCTCATCAGTTTCTGTAGGATTGGAAAAATATATATTCAGCGGATCTATAATTTCAGCGCGAACGCCACCCTTATATTCTCCGATTTCACCCACAGCGTCCGCGTCCCAGTAATAATGCAAAAAACCGCTTCCTTTAACTATTCCGCTTTCAACAAGATCCTCACGCAATCTTTGCATATCCATTTCCGCTTCCATTGCATCATTAAATCGAGTCAGTTTATTAGCATATTCAGAGTTTTTTGAGCATGTAAAAGCCAGCTTTACGTTGCTTGATAAAATCCCGGCTTTTTTATTCCTTACTATAAGCCTTACATAATTAGTCACCGGTCGCGGGATAGCAAGCGTATTTTCCGTTTTTTCCGCCCACTGCTTCCCTTCATAAAAACGTACATTTTCAGAAACAGTTTCAACAATTCGCATGCTTTGCTGATATGCCCGGCCGCTACTGTAATCTTTATAAAGTTTCGTTACTTTTTCGTCCATTATTTGCCCCTATTTTCACCATATAACAGCTCTAACAATAGTTCTTCTCCACTCGGCTTTTGTAGTTCATTGCCCTTATCGGTATTCAACTCCTTAATTGTTTTTTCCAGCGCGGCAACACGTGCGTTTAATTTCAATAAATCATCGCTTATCTTCTTTTTATTTTTCATTTTTACTCCTAAAATTTCATAAAATCAAAACCATGATTTTGTTTTTCTCCGTCCAATTCCCACGGTAGCTTATGCTCCTCTAACAATATTTTTTTAACAGCAGGATATGTCCAATAAATAGCAAAATATCTAAGCGAATCCGGAGCATGCGTTATTTCGTGAGGTTCATGAGCTGTGTCTGTAGGCCGCTTATCATCGTACTGCAATGCCGGTAAATCTGAAATCAACTTTGTGCAATTACGGAAAATTTTAAGACGAGGCTGACCGTCATTCCTGATCTTTAATAATTCTTTAATTGCAAGCCAACCGGCCTCTCTGTCATTATTGCTTTTCTCTAATCTTAAACCGGCTTCATCAAACAATACCGCCTTGCTTTTACCGGTTTCCTGACTGCGGTTCCATAGATCAGGCGGCGCAAGCGTACACCATACTTCTTCTTCGGTTCGCTCTAATATTTTTTCCGCCGCCGTAGAAATAGGTAAATCGCTTTGACAAAATTCACGGAATACATAAACGCTGTTACCGCTGTCACAAGCGATCCAGTAGCAAGCCAGCATATCCAAACCGTAATCCAAAGTTCGATAAATTCTCCAATTCTGTGGAATTGGAAACGGATCGCAAGTGTGCACTTCATACTTAAACTCTCCGAAATACTGTCCTTCAAATATGTCCCAATCTCCATAGAGAAACGCTTTTTTCTGCGCATCAGGTAAATTTTCCAAACGTCTGACATACGCCGGATCGTTTTTCATCAGTATTTCATTGTCATATACTTGGGCAGGAATAAAAGCAATAATATTGCCGGTTACGCAATCACGATATTGTTTTGCACCGTGCCCCGTAGCCTCTATATATCTTTTTTTCACCCAAGTATGACCTTTCCCTCCGGGATTACATGTTCCTCTGAACAACGGTTTAAACCCTTTAGGCGAGCGTAAACACGACAACAGCACCTGTACCGCTTTTTCACTATGCTTTGTTAACTCATCTATTCCTATAAAATCTATACTTCTCCCTTGATAGCCGTCCGCATCTTCATCGTTTGATATATATCTAAATAAAACCCTGGAGCCATTTCTAAGACTTGCAATATGTTTGCTTTCACTGTACTCATATAATTCCTTAGGTACTTTCTGTTTCCATTCCTGAACAAGATTCGCTTCTAAGTCATCATAAGTTTCACGAAATAAATATGCGGTAGCGCCCTTATTTTCAAGACAATACGCTAAGCATTCCATTACAAGAGCACAACTTTTACCGCCGCCTTTACTTCCGCCGTATACTACTTCATCCGCCGCGCATGAATGAAATATTTTTTGTTTCTTATTGGGCGTGTACGCTATCCTGATTTGCAATTTTATTACCGTCCTTTTTCGTCCGCACTTTCTTCGGACGCGGAATATCGAATATTACCTCTATGTTCCCATCTAATTGCACCTTATCAGTCGGTTTTTCTCCTATTAAATCTCGTAAGCTGTTTATTGCAGATATATCGCCCGCAGAAGCTTTCAGAAATAACGCTGCGGCTACAGCTTCAAAACCATTCTCCTGCTCTCCTGTATCAGGATTATTCCTCACAACTTCTAATATCGCAAGAGCAGCCTCTTTCAATGATTTTTTACGTCTTCTCGATTCTGCCGACGCTTTACCACCTTTTCTGCCCTGTTCTCGGGCTTCGCTCGGGCTTAATTGTTTTAAATTCTGTTGATTAGCCAAATTTTTCACTCCTTTACCTTATATTGAAAAAACGCGATCTATTTAATATGATCACGTTTCTTCACCAGGAGATAAGACATGCTACAATTTTTACAATATCATTATAACACATGAAAAAGTAATAAAAGTAACAACTTATATTTTATTAGCTATTTTCTCTAAAGCCTTGCGTTTTAAATATTTAATATGTCCTTCACTGTAATGCAATTCTCGCGCAAGCCGTTTATGAGATTTATCCCGCATATAATATCCTACAATAATATCATGTTCTGTCTCCGTCAATAAATGTACCGCTTCATTTAGCTTATCTTCTTCATACATAATTTCGTCCAATAGCTTTTCTAAACGTAGTTGTTGCTTTTCCATAAGCAATAATATACGTTCTTCAATACTATTTAACTTACCTCCATCAACTTGCTCCATTCCATCTAAACCAGACTTCAACGATAATGCCGCTTTATTATTCTTACACTCATTTATATCTGCAACTATATCGCGCGCCTTGTTTTTCAAATATCGTATACGCTTTAATTTTTCTTTTGCCTCTTCAAACGTCATAGTATCCCCCTTTAGTCTCTGTCGTCAAAATGCGCTATGACATAGGCTATCGCTATCGGGATTATAAATATCCCTGCAAAAAGTATGTATTGCCATAGCTTCATTTTGCAATCTTCACCCCGAATCTTTCTACGATTTCCTTTGCTATGCTTCCGTCAATATACGGCTCAAATTCACCCGTCATCAGCCCGTATATCTCAAGCGCCGTTCCCTTTGCGATTTCATTCAAGATATTTGTAAGACGTTTCAGATCAACTTCGCTGTAATAGCGCGCAAATTCTTCTAAAATGTCTCTCGCTTTTTCCCTCATCCCAAATACTCCTTTACAAGTTTTTCAATAGCGCTTACAGTAACTACCATACCGCAAGTATACATATCGCAGCTTTCTACCGCTTCCGATTCCAGCCTTTTTGCAAACTCTTTTATCGCTTCTCGCTTTACCTCATCCCCCTTTCGGTATCCTGCCGCATAAAGCGCTTTGACTTTTTTATACACATATATTTCTTCCCACCCACTTAAAACATCTGTTTCTTTTTCATAATAAGGCTCATAAAGAATGTTTCTCATCTCTTCTATCTGTTGCTTTTTGTTCATTTCTTCGCCCCTCTTTGAATACTCTTGCCCAGTCTATAGGCTTGTCCTCTATATAATGCACTTTCTTACATGCCAGGCATACTCTCTTTTCCGTCGTCATAAACGGCGTTACCGCGCACCCTAGCTCTTCTCCGCACTCGCATTTCATATTTGCTCCTTAAAACGGCAAATCGTCGTCAGCTACCGATATAGGTTTCAGAGTATCGAGAGATACTCCTTCCTTCTGCGGCTTGTACGCCGTCTCTCCGGGCTTGTCCTCCGACGCCTGTTTATTCCCCAAAAATTCTGCCTCCTGCACTATTATGCCTGTCGCCGTTCTATTGCGCCCTTCCTTATCCGTGTAGCTTCGAGTCTGCATCTCTCCCACCACTGCCAGCTTGTCTCCCTTCTTCGTGTATTTCGCTATATTCTCCGCCAACCCTCGCCATGCCGTACAGTTTATAAAGTCCGCTTGCTTTTCCCCGCTCGCGTCCGCATAATTCCTTTGTACCGCCAGAACAAACTGCGTATATGTTACTCCGCCGCTTGTCGTATATATCTCCGCGTCCTTCGTCATCCGTCCTATTATTATGCACTTATTCATTATATCCTCTCCTTTAAATAAAATCAAAGTTAATTTACTGTTTTTTCAATCGTCCATTTCTCAGTTTTAACATCATATTTGTATTTATATCCAAAGTATTTTTCCGCCAAATATTTTAGTTGCCAAAACGTCAGTTCAATACCTTCTTCTTTCAAATACTTTCCGAATAATTTAACATCTTTCACTTTTTCACGGCTATAATATGCGTCGCACCAGATCCGAAACATTGTATAAACGTTTTTGCCGCTTAAATTTCTAAAACAACTAGCTCGTTTCCGGCATGATATCCTTTCTGAGTGTATTTGTGCCAGTAATTTATCTATATCTTCCATATCGTTCACCATTTTTAAAACGGTAAATTACCGTCTTCTATAGGCTCTAAATCTAAAATTGTTTTATACAGCTTTTCAGATTTAGCAAACAGCTTGTCCGCTTCAGTTTTGGAAATTTTATTAGCTTGCAAGTATGTCTTTTTTTCACGGTCATACTTAATGCCAACAAAACCGCAACCATTGCCTTTTGTCTTTAATACTTGTAAAACGCCGTCGCATTGTTTCAAATCAAAACCGCACTTCGCAACCTGTCCTTTTAAGCGCTCATAATCTTTGCCATCGGTTGACAACATATCTACTCTATACTGAGCTATTACGTTGTAAGCTTTATTGCTTATGTTTAAGGAGCCGGCAACATCTTGAATATCGATTAGAAAGCCGCCTTTTTCTGCATTTTTCCGTTGATGAGCCACTAGTAATACTATTACTTTATAATTCAGCGCAAACGTTCTTATAGCCTCGGTAATACGCGTTTGCTCAGCAAATACATTGCTTGATATATTATCTATCGAGATCATGTTATCGACTAAAAAAAACCTTGTCCCACGTTCTTTATAGCACGCAATCATGCTTTCTAGCATAGTACCTATATCACGTTTCGCCTTATTAGAATAAATAAAGATTTTATCTGCAAACTTTGCTTTTAGCTCCTTTTCTTTTTCTTCAGTTACATACCAATCTATTATGTTTGTATCCTTATAACGAATAGCAACATAATCTTTTTTCTCGCTGTTTTGATGATACATAAGCTGTAAAAAACTTTGCGCCGTATGTTCTCCCGAAAATACCCAAGCTCTATATCCTTGATCAATAGCTTTTTTTAAAATACATTGGACTAACGTACTTTTACCTGCGTTTGTATTAGCTACTAAAAGCGTTACTCCTACGCTTAACCCTTTCGTATAGTAATCCAGATCGTTAAAGCCTGTTAATATGCGTTCTTGACTTACTCGCTCATAAGGTATTTGAGTTATGTCATAATATTGTTCAATCTTCATTGTTTATCGCTGTCTTCTACGTTAGAATTAAGCCATGTTGAAAAGTACGGTATATGTTCGAGTTTTCTTCCTTCCCCGTCATTCTCTCTTTTCCATGCTTCGTTATACCTTTCTAAAAGCCGATAAATTTCTGCGGCTTTTTTACGGGCATCATCTTTCCTAATACCTTGTAATTTCTTAATAAAAGTGTTTTTGCCTTGCACTTTACTTACCTTACGAGGATATAGTTCGTAAATATATTTAAAGTAATTTTCTATCTCCTCCATTGATACTTTATCTTTTTCTTTATCGTTTGAAAATCGATTGCTTTTTGAGCATAAATTCTCATTATCATTTTCATTCTCATTGGGGTACGATTCGTGGTGCAATTGAGCATTATATTTATCTATACTTTTCTTATCTAAACTATCCTTATCTATACTATCCTGTGTATCCATTTCGTCTCCAAGTTGGTTACATTCCGTATACGCCTTCTTTCCGTCAAGAGTAAGCGTTGCTTTTTCATCAATGTAAGTTGTCTCTTTATACCTGTCTGATTGAATGTAATTGTGAATCTTCCAATGTTTGATAACGACCACGCCGCTACCAAAAGTGAGTAAAAATCGCTTTAGGATAAGGAGCTTGAAATCATCTTCGTTTGCACCCAACATTCCACGAATCCGCTTCGGGTTTCCAACAAACCCATCGTCGTCCGCCCTCATTGAGAGGTGAAAATATAGAGCCTGTGCCGATAAGGGCATATCAAGGAAGGCGTCACTGTCAATTATCGCCTTCGCGAACATTCTTCTTTCAGCCATAATTATTTCTCCATTATAATTTTGTATTTTTTTATAGGCATTTACTCGGGCTTTCTCAAACGTAACGCTTCAATCGACTGTTTTATCGGATGTGATATTTACGTTTGAGAAACACGTCAAGTTTAACGGTGTGTAAGGTGCAAAATCGCATTTTAATTGCGGTTTAAGTGTTGAATGTTTCTTTTACCTATTTCCCGTCTGTTTTTGCGGACCTCTTCGCTTATAGGCTTTTTGAAATTTACTGACAGCCGGGACTTTTCAACGTCATACGTAACCGCTCCGGTTTTGTCTTTACTGACCAACCTGCAAAGCTCCGGATATGCCGCGGCATAATTCGCCAGCTTGCGTTTCATCGGCGCGTTGTATGTATAAATATTTACAACGCTTTCCCCTTCGTTGAAAAGTATTATCGTTTCCTTTTCACGATTTAACATTTTTATTCCTCCTTGTTTTTTGCCTTAAGTCGCCACTTTCCGCAAAGCTCTTTATCCAGCTTAACTGCCTGTAAATGGTACTTTTCCAAAAACTCGCTCTTGCTGGACGTATGCGCTTCCGTATGGTGATCGCGGCATAGCGGCAGCGCTCTCATCCCCTCGTGCTCTATTTCCGTTCTGTCTCTGCCCATGCCCACCGCGTCCACGTGATGCAGCTCCGCTTTTCTTCCGCACACCGCGCACCTTTTGTGCATAAGACAGGAATATACATATTTTTCCACGTCCTCGCACAGCTCTCTCAGCGGTACCCGCGTCGGTATCTCATGCGCCAATATAAAGTCCGTCAGATATGTTATAAAGTCCCTCGCCAGCGTCACGTCGCAGTCGGATAAACTGAATATCCCCTCTGCCATTCCCTTTAACTCGTCATGTATGTATTTCAGCTTAAACAGTCTTTTTACATATTCCGGCATTTCTCCCATGTACTCCGTTATTTCCTCCAGCAGCGCATATGCTCTTCTTCTCTGCTCGTTCGTTATTCTCCGACTGTCCTGTAATACTATCCGACATTCCTTATATCCGCATCGCGCCAGCGCGGAGATATTTTCGTAATGCGCCCTTATTACCATTTCTCCGCGCTCGTCATAGTCCGTAATTCTGCCGTCGATTATTTCCATTGCTTAGTCCTTAGCCGGCTTATACGCCTTTACCATTGCTATCAGATCGCTGTATTGCCGCTCCGTCAGCTCGTCATAGCTCTTTGCCGGTATTGCATTCATAAACATTATTATCCTGTCGTTGGGACACTTGCTCGCCAGCTGATGCTGTTTTACCGTCAGCTTCCTTCCGCTCTCCGCTATCCTCACCTCGCTTGCTACCGACCTTTCCTCCGCCGTTTTCTGCGCGGGAATCGGGATATTTTCTTCCTCTTCTTTTTCGTTTTCCGGTAAATCCTCGCCCGCATAGATATATAATCCCAACCCGTGCCGCGCGCACGCTTTGGTCAGACTTCTTTGTATCGCCTTATTCACGTCGCAGCTCGTCACGTTTTCTAACGGTATCGACTGGTTTCTGTTATTCATGACCGGCAGCTCCTCGATATGCTCGATGCCTTCTATGCTTACCCCCGTTTTCACCCAGCACGTGCGTCCGTCAGTGTGGTAATTCCAACCTTGCGCGTTTTCGTATATTTCATAGCTCGCCTCCGGGTATCTCTTTTTTACCTCTCCCCACGCGTATGCCCAAGCTAAATACGTAAGTCCGTTCTTCTGTTCCGTTTTGTCGTTTACGTTTACCGCATTTAATTCTTCAAAATAATTTCCCATGATTTCCTCCTAAAACGGCAGCATGATTACTGCTCCCAGCTTACTGTCATATCCTGCCCATCCTATTCGATTATACAGTGCCACCGTACCCTCATCCGGATCCTTTACTATTATCAACCCACTCTCCTCCATTCGTTTCAATACTGCGTTAAGCTCTTTTAACAGCTTCTCCTGTTCCTCGCTCATCGGCTTTAACTTGTCCATCCTTTTTTTCTCCTAATATCATATCGTTTTTATAGGGTATCCCATATACATATTGCTGTTTTCTTCTACCGCCTCTTCGCTTTCCTCTTCCTCGTCCATATATTCCACTTCCACTCCCAGCTTGTCCAATGCCGCGCATAATTCCGCTGCCGCGTCGAAATCCTTTACCTTTATTCTTTGTGTTTCCAATACTACCTCGTACATATCTCTAACTCCTTCAACCCATAGGCTTTTATCCTTCCGGCTGCATAATCCGCGTTTCTCTTAAACCTTGCCAAAATGAATTTTAATCAGTTCTATAAAGGCCTTATACTCTTTTCCGTAGATATTATCACCATGCGTTTCTTCAACCTTTCGTTCAAACTCATTAAGCATGCCGCAAAAACACCCGCATACTATTTTTACTCCCCCATCTTTTTCAATAAATGCTGTTGTAGTATCAAGCCTTGAGCCGATTTTAGAGCACCATATAATATCTGCGTCACCGGATACACTCGCGTTGCCGTATACCCTCGCGTTGCCGGATACACTCGCGTCACCGCATACCCTCGCGTTGCCGTATACCCTCGCGTTGCCGTATACCCTCGCGTCACCGCATACCCTCGCGTCACCGCATACACTCGCGTTGCCGGATATCCACGCGGCACCGGATATCCACGCGTCA